GAATAGTGCCATTGAAAATATTTTTTGAGAATAAGTATTAATTATTGAATAATTGTTATATTTGCGTATAACAAAAGCAAGAAAAATGAGGAATTATCTAGTAAATTACAGAGCTTTTTACGATGGTAAATGGCGCAAAGCGGTGAAAGTAGTAGCTGCCTACAGTGAATTAGATGCCTATGTAAAGGCGGACATTTGGAAACAATTAATAATCAACATAAAAGCAGAACAATGAAAAAGAAAGAGTTAACATTTGAAGAGGCGTTAGACCTAGTAAACCCTATTACACCAGTAGAGCAAGAACCTGAGGTAGTAGGTAACATCTATCAAAAGCTGTGGAGAGCTAAACAAGAAATCGGTAAAGTAGTTAAGGGTAACGACAATCCGTTTTTTAAAAGCCGTTACGCTGATTTAAACACCATTCTAGAAGCTGTTGAACCATCACTATTTAAACACGGTCTTATTGTGTTACAGCCATGCTTAGACAACATAGTAGAAACTAGAATAATTGATTGTGAAACTGGTCAGATGGTAGAGTCATCTTTGGTGCTACCTGAGATAACAGACCCACAGAAACGTATCGCAGCTGTCACATACTTCCGTAGAGCTACGTTGCAGTCACTTTTGAGCTTACAGGCAGTAGACGATGACGGAAACACGGCAACCGAAGCTATTAAAACACAAAAGCCATCTATTACAGATGAGCGTTTAAAAGGTGCTATAACTTCTATACTGTCAGGAAACTACTCAGTAGACCAGTTAAAGGCACAGTTTCAATTAACTCAGGCGCAGTTAAACTACTTAAACTCGGAACTATGAATCCAAAGGAGAAAGCAATAGACCTATTCAATAAATACTTTGACTTAGTAGAAGCGTATAGCGCAGAGCAGCAGCACGAGAACGCACGTACAGCAGCAATTATAGCAGTAGATGAGTTTCTATCATTTCAAGAATCTTTATATATAACTGAAGGAAGTTTAGCGTATCAATACTGGCAGCAAGTAAAACAAGAAATAGAAAAGCTATAAAATCTTAATTTAAAACAAATAAATATGTTTAACACAACAGCAGCACCAATGGCGAAGTATAGTAGCCAAGTGCAAAAAGGACAAGAAGTAAACAAGGTTTACAAAACAAGTGATTTATCAATCTTCAAACAGATTGACGGAAACAGAGTGCCAAATCTTCAACACATTAAGCGATTGGCTGATTCAATTCGTATTTATGGGATGAAATGTAATCCAATTTTAGTTAATGAACGAATGGAAGTAATAGACGGACAACACCGTTTAATGGCTGCAAAAGAAGCTGAGTCATTTGTTTATTACATTATTGTAAATGGATATTCTTTAAATGAGGTTCATACTTTAAATTTAAACCAAAAGAATTGGACTAAAAAAGATTTTGTTGAAGGCTATGCAAATATGGGTATTACATCTTATATAAAACTTAAGTCATTTATTGAAAAAAATGACGACTATACATTTGAAAGTTGCGTTTCTTTTTGTAACAACACATCAACTGGAAGCGGTAATAATTCATTATCAAGATTAAAATATCAAAATACAATAAGTTCAGGAATAATTGAAGACGGAACTTATATTGGGAAAGACTTTCAATTAGCACAAGATTGGGCAAATAAAATAAGAATGATTAAACCCTATTATTCAAGTTACAATAGGTCTTCTTTTGTCGGAACAATGATAACATTGTTTAATAATGATAATTTCGATTTTAATGAGTTTATGCACAAATTAAGAATACAACCAACAGCATTAATTGATTGTGCCAATAGAGAACAGTATAAAACATTAATTGAAGATATTTATAACTATCGCTCAAGAAATAAAATTAATTTACGATACTAATGAAAGACTTAAAAATCAGATGTTCAGCAATAGGTAAGATAATGACTTCCCCTCGTTCAAAAGGGGAGGTTCTATCTGCCACTACAAAGACGTACATTAAAGAGCTTGTACTAGAACACAAATACGGAATAAAGAAAGAAATCAATTCACGTTACTTAGACAAAGGAAACCAAGTTGAAGACATGGCTATTGAATTAGCAGAACAGGCTTTAGAGTTAGGTTTCGTGTTTAAGAACGAGTTGTTCTTTGAAAACGACCATTTGACTGGCACACCTGACATAATCACGGACACGTTAATAGTTGACGTTAAGTCAAGTTGGAACGGAACTACTTTTCCTATGTTTGAAGATGAGTTACCAAACAAAGATTACTACTGGCAGCTTCAAGGTTACATGGATTTAACTGGTAAGCATAACGCTATTGTTGCCTATTGTCTTGTCGATACACCTGAAGACATCGTATTAGACGAAATAAGACGTGTAGCTTGGGCAAAGAAAGAGCTTGAGCCATCGGAAGAAACGGAACACGATGTACGTTCACAGCATGAATTTAGCCACATACCAAAAGACAAACGAGTTAAAGCGTTCTTGGTAGAAAAAGACGAACACGCTATATGGCAAATAAAGGAACGAGTAGAACAATGTAGAGAATATTACACGGAACTATGGAACAAGTAAAACAAACAGCAGTAGAATGGCTTAATAGTGAGGTTGAAAGACTAACTACAAGAGCTGGTATTTATATGTCTTGGGAAATGATGGATAGCATAATAAGACAAGCTAAACAAATGGAGAAAGAGCAAATAATTGAGGCACACGGCGATAAGAAAAGAACAAAAAGTAATTCAGGCAGTTGCGTTACATATGCTTACACTTTTACGGGTGAAATGTACTACAACGAAACCTTTAAATCAGAATAGAATGGCAAAAGTAACAATAGAGTTTGACAGCATCGAAGACAAGGAAGAAATGGAGATGTGTCTTAACGGAATGAAGTGGTATTTATTAGCATGGGAATTAGACCAGTATTTACGCAATAGATTAAAACACGAAAACTTATCTGAAGATGCTTACAAGGCACTAGATGAGACAAGGGACAAGCTGCATGAGTTAAGAAGTGAAGAAGGGTTGACCTTTGATTAAGGGTATAGCTTGAAAATAAAAAAAAATCATCAAGCTAATCGCCGAAAAACCGATTTAGTAATCAAATAAAAACAAATACAAATGGAAAAAGTAAACAAAGGAGCAATCTTTAAAAACAAGCAAAAGACGAACGAAAAACATCCTGACTACAGAGGAAAGATTAACTGGGGTGGTACAGAGATTGAAGTATCTATGTGGGTTAACGAAGCTAAGAGCGGAGAGAAATATTTCGCTGTGAGTCTTCAAGAACCATACAACAAAGACAACGTAACTACAACTCTTAAAAACACATCTGAGAAGCTACAGGATTTAAATGACTTGCCGTTTTAGATATGTACATAAAAGACGAACAGTTAAGAAAAGACTTGAGTATGATACTGCTGACGAAAACACGAAACCAAGTAGTAAAAGACATAAAGTCAACAGGTGTAAAAATGCACCAGTACAACATAGACAGATTCTTATCTAAAAAACCAGTATCAATTGATACACTGAAAAAGATAGAGCGTTATGTATGCACTGAGATGCAATTAACATACAACCGTTAAACTATATCCCTCGTCATATTGTCGGGGGATTATTTTTTTAACCTATATTTACACTGTAAACTAAACGCATGAGTAACAAATGGTCAGATATATTATGCAGACATCATAAAGAATGGGTAGACATTGTCCGTTCATTTGGTGAGTCCAACTTTGCTGAAGACATCGTACAGGAAATGTACGTACGTTTCTACGACAGTAACTCAGGTAGCAAGTGCATTACAGAAGCTGGTGAACCTAACCGAGCTTACATTTGGATAAGTTTAAAAAACACTTATCTTACATACGTCAAGCAGAAGAACAAGTATTGTAAAGTAGACATTGACGAGATTAGAAATTTATCTTATGAGGAAATTGACCAGCAGAAACACGAATCGTACGATATTTTAACTACTAAGATAAAAAGAGAAATTAACTCATGGCATGAATACGACCAACTGCTATTCAGTTTATACTCTACTAGCTCAGATTCAATGCGAGACATAAGCAAAGGAGCAAACATTTCACTATCTTCTATATTCAACTCACTTAAAAACTGCAAAACAAGGCTAAAAGAGAACGTAGGAGAGCATTACGAGGATTATCTGAATAAAGACTATCACTTAATAAAATAAAACCAATGGAGAAGAAAAAACGAAAGAGACGTACTAAAGCAGAAATTCAAGCTCAAGTACAGAAACCCGAATCTCAAGGACTAGGAGACACAGTAGAGAAAGTACTAGAGGCTACAGGAATAGCAAAGGTGGCTAAATGGATTCTAGGAGAAGACTGTGGATGCGATGAGCGTAAAGCAAAGTTAAACGAGTTGTTCCCGTACAAGAAACCGCTTTGCCTAGAGGAAGACGAACACCAATATCTGCATGAATTTTTCCTTACAATGACAGAGAGAATAAAACCAACTCAACAAAAGCAGTTATTAAAGATATACAACCGTATCTTTCAAGAGAGAAATGAGCCATCAACGTGTTCATCATGTTGGGTTAACTACTTGAATAAGCTACGCAAAGTGTACGACCAATATAACGATTAAGATATGCCGTTATTAAAACCAAAACCAGCAGAAAGTAAAGAAGAGTTTGTATCTAGATGTATGGCAGACGATACAATGAACTCCGAATATAAAGACGAAAAGCAGAGAGCTGCTATATGTTATTCTTTTTATGATGAACAGAGACTTACAGAAATCAGAGAAATGCTATCGGGATTACAGAAAGACGAATATATCCCAATTGAACAGAGAAAAAAGAAATAATCAAAGAGTTAAAGACCATGTACGCTATTGGTTTTTTAAAGACACTGCATTTGAAAGATTAAACCCTGAAGAATAAAAATGTTTGAGGAACAACTACAAGAGATAATAGAACACATCCTAGCTCAATATGATGGTTACTGTTTTGTAATAGGCAAAGCAAACTTAGAAGCTGCTGGAGACATGGATGACTACATGGGATATCCTGTAATCTATTCGCCACTTGTAGAGAAGACGGATGAAACCGTTTACTTTGTACCAATGACAAGCCACTTCATAAACACGAACAACTAATATGGAAAAGAAAAAAGTAGGAAGACCAAGAAACCTAGAATCACCCGAACAACTGTATGAATTATTTCTAAGATACAAAGCTGACGTAAAGGCGAACCCAAGAATAAAATATGTATACGGTGGTAAAGAATTTGAAGAGAGAGCAGAACCCCTAGAGAGACCATTAACAATGGAAGGATTTGAAGTGTTTTGTTGGGATGAAGTAGGACACGTAGAAGATTATTTTAAGAATACGAATAAAGCATACGGAGAATTTTCACCTATCTGTTCACGTATACGAAGAGAAATAAGAGACGACCAAATTACAGGAGGTATGGTAGGACAGTATAACGCATCAATTACACAGCGTTTAAACAATTTAAAAGAACAGGTAGAACAAACCAATATTGAGCAGCCACTATTCCCTGATTGATGTTTAAAAGAACCACTGCAATAAATAAGATTCGAAAGTTAGAAAATCGAATCAAGATAATTCAAGGCGGTACAAGTGCTGGTAAAACTTTCGGCATTTTACCTATACTTATCGACAAGGCAATTAAACAACCAAATCTTGAGATATCTGTGGTAGCTGAATCTATTCCACATCTTCGTAGAGGTGCGCTCAGAGACTTTGAAAAGATAATGAAATGGACTAATAGATTTGTTGACGAAAGGTTTAACAAGACGCTACTTAAATACGAATTTGCTAACGGTTCATTTATTGAGTTTTTTAGTGCAGACGATTCAAGCAAACTTAGAGGAGCAAGGAGGGACATCCTGTACATCAACGAGTGTAACAACGTAACCTTTGAATCTTACAATGAGCTTTCCATCCGTACACGTAAAGAAATATTCTTAGACTTTAACCCAGCTAATGAATTTTGGGTGCATACCGAGTTAAAAGACGAACCTGACGCAGACTTTATAATTTTAACCTACAAGGATAACGAAGCATTAGACCAATCCATAGTAGACCAAATAGAAAAGAACAAGCTCAAAGCTGAAACTTCATCTTACTGGCGTAATTGGTGGTTAGTATATGGTGAGGGACAAGTAGGAATGTTAGAGGGAGTTGTATTCTCAAACTGGAAAACCATTGACACAATACCAAAAGAGGCAAGGCTTGTAGGGATAGGCTTAGACTTTGGATACACGAATGACCCTACTTCAATTATAGAAGTCTATACACACAACGGACAGAGGATAGTAAACGAACTTGCTTATCGTACAGGAATGCTGAACTCGGACATAGCTAAAATATTACCTAAGAATGTAGTAGTCTATGCTGATAGTGCAGAGCCTAAGTCAATAGACGAGATAAGACGCTACGGAATAAACATAAAAGGAGTAACCAAAGGCAAGGACTCAATCAACTACGGTATTGATGTCATGCAGCGAAATGAATACTTAGTAACGTCAAGCAGTACTAACCTAATTAAAGAGCTTAGGTCATATTGTTGGGACACTGATAAGACAGGTGTAAGATTAAACAAACCAGCTGGAGGTAATGACCACGCAATTGATGCGTTCAGGTATCACGAGATGGAAACTTTAGGTATAAATAGTCACTACGGAAAGTACCACGTAAGGTAACAAAGTACAAAAACACGAATTAAAGTTAATTAATTATGAAGGTAACAATAGACGTTCCAAGCAGTTTAGCAGATATCACACTAGAGCAGTATCAGTATCTCATGTCAATTCAAGATGAGAATGATTCTGAGGACTTTGCTTCTAGAAAGCTGATAGCTTGTCTGTGCAAGATTCCTTTATCAGATGTGTTAAAGATTCAGTACACGTCAATTATAGAGCTATTAGAGAAGTTTAACGCTATTTTCAGAGAGGATAAATTCCTTATTCAAAGATTTGAGTTGGGTGGTGTAGAGTTTGGTTTCGTTCCTGAGTTAGAAAGTATCTCGTTTGGTGAGTACATAGATGCTGAGAAATATTTAAGTGATTGGTCAACTATGAATAATGCTATGGCAGTTTTGTACAGACCAGTAGTCAAACGAAAAGACGAAAAATACACAATAGAAGATTACCATACTTCAGCTACTTATGCAGAGGTAATGAAAGCCATGCCATTGAATGTAGCTTTAGGCGCTCAGGTTTTTTTTTGGAATTTAAAAAGAGACTTGTTACTCGCTACGATGGATTATTTAGCGGAGGAGCTGACGGAGATTCCACAGGAGATTATAGCGCAACATCTATCTTTGCCCAAAGATGGGGGTGGTATCAATCAGTATATCAGCTCGCTCAAGGAGATGTTAGAAGATTTGACGCAGTTACCGCTTTACCGCTCCATCAGTGTTTAACGTATTTAACATTTGAAAAGGAAAGGGTAACGCTAGAGAATAACGAGATTAAAAGACAAATGAAAAGATGAAAGCATACACATACCTACTAGAGGAATTAAAAGCAGAGATTGAAACTATCCCAATGGTGACTACGGTTACTCAGGGAGGATTAGATGACATCGACAATTACAAACAGACTTTGTTTCCTTTGGTTCACATTATCGTTAACAGCGTAACAGCTTCATCTAACACGTTTACGTTTAACGTTAGTATCATTTCGATGGATGTAGTTGACATAGCAAAAGACGAAACCACAAACATTTTCTACGGCAATGATAACGAGATAGACGTCTTGAATACTACAATGGTTATTTTAACACGAATAATTGAGGTATTAATAAGAGGTGAGCTATCTAGAAAAATGGAAATAGTAGGTACTCCGAATATGCAGCCATTTACAGAAAGGTTTGAGAACTATCTAGCTGGATGGACAGCGACAATGGATATAATCGTACCTAATGACATGAGCATTTGCTAATGATGACAGGACAGCAAATACGGAAAGAGTTAGAGAAGTTTCAGAAGTATGTTATTTCTCAGGCTAGAGCTAATTTAACACGGTTAAGAAAGAACTCTTCTAAGACTCTTTATGATAGTTTAAAGGGTCAAGTTACCTATAAGAAAGGTGACTACACTGTAGAGATTGAGATGGATACCTACGGACTATTCGTAGATAAAGGAGTAAGCGGTACAGATAAAACCTATAGCGGAACTGACTACCGTTATAAGAGAGGTAAACAAAATGCACCTAGTCCTAGACACTTTGACAAGTGGGTAGTGAAACGAGGGTTAGCACCTAGAGATGCAAAAGGTAAATTTATCACTAGAGATAGTTTAAAGTTTGCTTTGTCAAGGCACATACAGAAAAACGGTATAGCTCCAAGTTTGTTTTTGACTAAACCATTTGAGGCAGCGATGAGAAGATTACCACAGGATGTAGTCACAGCATACGGAATAGATATAGAGGCTTGGATGAGCGCAACAGTAGAAAAAATAAATAGAAAATAATGGCAAGAATATTCGCACGGTCACCGTACATAATCAACATAGACGAACTTAATCAGTCAGGTTCTAAAATTGATTTGACTATTTGGCAAGGTTCAGGTTCTGCACCTATGAATCCGACATATATACTTTCAAAGGATTCTCCATCTACGACAAACACGCAGACGGTTTACAATATATCTCCGTACATTCAGGAGTTTCTCAACCACAACACGAACCAATCTATCTACAATGGATTTATAAACACTCCAGTTGACCAATGGGTAAATGTAAAGGTGACCAAATACAAAAAGAATTTAGCTGGAGTTTATTCTGTTCTTGGCACTGAAAATTTTAAAGCCTATAACGGTTACGGATTATTCGTAGAAGGTTATAACCCACAGCAGACAAGTTGGTTTTTATCTGAGGGAACATACAACTATTACTACAATCCAAATGCTGACTTTTTTAACAATCCATTAGATAGAGTTGGACACTTAACACTTGAGGCTATTAGTGGATGGAAGATGAAATACACGAACCTAGTAACAGCAGCTACATTTACAATTCCATTTACTTCTTCAGGAGTAACAGATGTTTATAGAGTACCACAAACTTACTATTTAGATGGATGCACTACAGAGCTTTTAAACGCTTCGGATGTTGTTCAGGCTACTTGGGTATTTAGACCAGTGACAGAATGTAGATATGAGCCTGTAGTAATTGACTTTGTAAATAAATTAGGAGCATGGCAGAGAGAGTTTTTCTTCAAGGCTTCATTTGATGACATAGAGGTAAAGTCTAATGCTTATAATTTAATGATGGCGAACTCAGTTAACTATTCTGTAGTTCAAGGTCAGCGTAAAGATTTCAATGTAAATGCTTCACAGAAAATTAAGGTTAATACTGGTAGTGTAACTGAAAACTACTACGATGTACTTACAGATTTAATTATGAGTGAGCGTATTTTAGTTAACGGCTTACCAGCTACAATAAAGACAAAAGGAATTTCTAAGCTAAAAGGTCTAAATACGAAAGACTCAAATTACACTTTAGAGTTTGAATACGCTTACAACACAATAAACAACGTCATCTAATGAAAAGAAGCGTACAGATATATATAGAAGGTGAACGAATAGAGCTGTTTAATGACGAAGAGATTCAGGTCAACTCATCTGTTCAGAATATCAATGACTTAGACAAGGTAAAGACGGACTTTTCACAGTCTTTTACCGTACCAGCATCACCTATAAACAACGCTATCTTTCAGCACTTCTATCAAAACGAAGTTAACTCTACTTTAAATTACAGTTCACGTAGAGATGCGTACATAGAAATAGACACTATTCTATTTAGGAAAGGAAAGGTTCAGCTTGAAAAGTCGGACATAAAAAATCTAGCTACTGATAGCTACACGATTACATTTTACGGAGAAGTTACAAAGCTAAAAGACCAGTTCGGGGAGGATAAACTTTCTATGCTAGATTACTCAGCTTACAGTCACGTTTACTCAGGTGCTGAAATACTGAATAGAATAACTGACTTAGGAATGGACTACGATGTCCGTTATCCTTTAATTTCATCTAGAAGAGTATGGCAATACAATGAACCTACTACACCATTAGACAACATTGATACAAACACTGGTAGGATAGACTACACAGAACTGTTTCCATCTCTTAAAGTAGAAAAGATATTTGAATCTATACAGTCAACATATGGAGTAACATTTGAGGGCAGCTGG